ATAAAAAATTATGAAAAAAAAGGCGTGACAGCAATTGCTCTTGTTGGAATAAGGGCGCAGGAAAGTATGGCAAGATATACTATAATGACACGTAAAAAAAGCGAATGTTATATAAGTAGCAACAGTCAAACAGCTTACCCGATTTATGATATGTTAGCAACAGATGTTTGGAAATATATACGAGATACTGGCTTACCATATAATAAAGAGTATGATCTTATGAACAAGACAGAACACTATAACAAGTTAAATAAGCAACGCGTCGGGTCTGTATTTGCAGAAGAAAGTCTAAGAACATTGCACCAATGGCGAGAGTTTTACGGCGACTATTGGCATAAAATACTAGAAAGAGCAGAAGGTATTAAAACAGCCTGGCGTTATTGTAACAGCGACATATATACAGGAACTAAAATAAAAAAAGAGGATAATGTAAGTTGGTCAGAGTACACGTCAACAGTATTGAGTAGAATGCCAGCGCGAACTAGAGCGTTAGTAAAAAAGTCTATGAAAAAGATTGTAGTATGGCATAAAAACCAAACAGATTATCCTATACCGCAGAGTGATATAGACGCAAACCCGCTTACAGGCATTTCTTGGGAGTTTTTAGCGCGTATAGCTATACGAGGAGATACAAAGGAGCGTAATTTGCAAAAAGTGCCGCAAATGAGCCAAAAAGCACGTAAAAGAAATAATTTAACACGTGACGAGGCTGTAAACATTTATGGCAGCGAAAAATATAAAAAGAAATATTATGACAACAAAAAAACGAAAAATGCCGTTAGAAAGGCTGCAATGGATAACAAGAGATAAAATAAAGCCTAACCAATATAATCCTAACAGCGTAGCGCCGCCAGAAATGGAACTATTAAAAACTAGCATACTAGAGGACGGCTGGACACAGCCAATTGTAGCAAATAGCGATATGACAATAGTTGACGGCTTTCATAGATGGACAATAAGCGCAGACAAAGAAGTGCAAGCAATGACAGACGGCTTAATACCAGTTGTTATTTTAGAGCCACAAGATCACGAACACCAGCAAATGAGTACAATTAGACACAATAGAGCAAGAGGGAGACACGGTGTACTAGAAATGGGTAGAATAGTAAAAGACTTATTAGACGCAGGTAAAAGTGTAAAAGAAATAATGAAGCGCTTAAAAATGGAAAAAGAGGAAGTTATAAGACTAACAAACAGTCAAGGAGTAATGGCACACCCAGAACTAGATAAACCATACAGCAAAGCCTGGACACCAAAAAAATAATATATGACTAAAACTACAAAATCGGACACACTAAAAAAGCAAGCGCTAATAGAAGCACTAGAAAAAAGCCTTGGCGTTGTAACAACAGCCTGCAAGTCTGTAGGAATAGCTAGAAGCACTTATTACGAATGGCTAGCAAAAGACGAACATTTTAAAAAAGATGTTGCTAGCATAACAGAACTAGCTTTAGACTTTGCAGAAAGTCAACTACACAAGCAAATACAAGACGGGTCAACAACAGCCACAATATTTTATTTAAAAACAAAAGGCAAAAAAAGAGGCTACATAGAAAGGCACGAAATAACAGGCGCAGGCGGCGAAAACTTAAATTTTACTATAGAAATCATAGACAATAGTGAAGATACAGACGAATATAGTATTTAAACATTTACAAAGGTCTAGTAAAAAAATTATTGTAGAGCAAGGCGGTACAAGAAGCGGCAAAACTTACAATATACTTTTATGGATAATATTTGATTATTGCGTAAAAAATAAAAAAAAAGTTGTTACAATATGCCGTAAGTCATTGCCGACAGTTAGAGCTACAGTAATGCGAGACTTTTTAAACATACTAAAAGAAACTGATTTATATACTGCAGACGTTCACAATATGAGCAAAAGCGAATATAAACTGTTTGGCAACTTAGTTGAATTTATAAGCCTAGATGATAGAGGGCAAAAAATAAGAGGGCGTAAAAGAGACTTATTGTTTGTTAATGAGGCAAACGAGTTAGCCTGGGAAGACTTTCAGCAATTATTATTTAGAACACAATACAGAATAGTATTAGACTATAATCCTAGTGATGAGTTTCACTGGATATATGACAAAGTTTTAACACGCGACGATACAGATTTTTATAAAACTACATATAAGGACAACCCCTTTTTAGATAAATCACTAATAAAAGAAATAGAAAGACTAAAAGACACTGATGAAAATTATTGGAATGTATACGGCTTAGGAGAGCGCGGTGTTAGTCAAAGCTTAGTATTTAGCAAAATAACAATAATTGACAAAGTGCCAGAAAATGCAAGTCACTTAGTCTATGGCTTAGATTTTGGATTTGCTATAGACCCCACAGCCTTAATAGAAATATATAAACAAGATGACAATCTTTATTTTAAAGAAATTATTTATGAATGCGGACTCACTAACCTTGCACTTAGTCAGCGCTTTAGTGATATCGGACTCTCTAAATACAATAGCATTTTTGCAGATAGTGCAGAGCCGAAATCCATCACAGAGATATCTAGATTTGGGTGGAACATAAAAGCAGCGACAAAAGGAAAAGACAGTATTAATATTGGTATAGACTTACTTAGAAGGCATAAGCTTCACGTAGTAAAAAGCAGCATTAATTTAATTAAAGAGTTTAGATCATATAAATATGAAACAAATAGAGACGGCGTTGTACTGCCTAAGCCTATAGACAATAATAATCACGGCATAGACGCAATTAGATACGGCTGTATAATGAAGCTTAGCAAACCTAACTTTGGCAAATATTTCATATCATAAATATATTTATTATATTGCACTAAAAGAGATATGAAAAAAATAGAGCTTAATCCCTTAGAGGTGCGCGCACTACAGCGCTTAGTACCAAGTGATCACGAAATAATTAAAAGAATAACAAAAGCAGAAGAGGCGCAAAAGGAAACTATTAGAAATACTTGCTACGGCTTTCATCAATACTATTATGACCGTATGACTATCAAAGCTAATTTTGACATAAATGACGCGTATTACATTTTAAACAACACGCCTTATAATTATATAAGTGCAACAGAAAAAAAGCTTAGAAACAAGTTTTTATCTATAGTGCAAAACAGTATTAAAACGCCTACAAATAATCATTTAGTACAGCTAAGAGACAAACAGTGGATTTATGTAGCAAGAACAACGTCCTGGAAGTGTAATGGCTTAGAAAAAAAACATCAAGATTTTTTAAGATTTGTTATTTATATATGGAATAATAAAAATATTGTATATTAGACAATATATTAACAAAAGACTTAAATTTTTGATTATATAATTCCAAAAGGGAGTGCGTAGGGGTTGCTCCCTTTTTTTTATGATCACAAACAAAAAAACAATATTTATATTTATTAATAATAATGGAAGTTAAATTAACAATACCAGACAACTGGAACGACGTTAGTATAGGCGTATATCAAAATTACGTTAAAATACAAGAAAGTAAAAAAGCTGAAAAAACTAAGATAGTTGAGAGTTTAGCGCTTTTGTGCAATACAAGCACCAGCGTAGTTAAAAAAATGGCTTACAACGATTTAAAAGACATAATGAACATAATAAAAACTATGATAGACACAGAGCCAAAAAAAACAGACTTTAAAAAGCTGTTTGAATTTAAAGGCGAGCTATATGGTTTTTGTCCTAATTTAAACGCGCTAAGCACAGGCGAATATATAGATCTAGAATCATATTGCAAAAAGCCTATAGAAAATTTGCATACTATTATGTCAATACTATATAGAAAAGTCACAAAGCAGGTAGGGAAGCGCTACAGTATAGAGCCGTATAACCCAGAAGAGTTTAAGGAAGAGTTATTTAAAGACTGCCCTATGAGTATAGCGTTATCTAGCTTAGGTTTTTTTTTGACTTTAGGCGAAAGATTGGAGAGGATTACGCGGCAATATTTACAGCGTCAGAATATGACACAGCAAAGAGCGTGACAATGCAAAGCAAATGGGGTTGGTACAATGTTCTATATAGTTTGTCTAGTAATATTTTAGACATAGAAAAAATAACACAGCTTCCTATTTTAGAAGTGTTAACATATTTAGCTTATAGTCAAGACTACAATAATAAAAAAAAGAATAATTATGATAACTTTTAAGGACACAATAGACTTTTTAGAAACTATAGCTACGAAACACTATCAAATAAACAGCTTTCACAGTGGCAATCTTGACGAGGTTGATATAAATAAACTAGGTGCGCAAGATTATATCATATTATACGCAGAAGCTGGTAGCGCGATCATAAATAACGGTGTGTTAACTTACTCAATGACGCTTTATGTTATGGACCAAATAAATGACGAAGTAGGCGAATCGCCAAATAAGCAGCGCTTAGGTCGTATAGACACATACAGCGAGACACTTAGAATATTACAGGACGTAATAGCAGAATTTAAACAAAGCTTAAACAGCAAGTCTTGGGTTGACGGTCAAGTAGTTCTACAGTTGCCTGTAACCTGTGAGCCATTTACTGCAAGATTTAACAATTTGCTAACTGGTTGGAGTAGCACAATAAGCATAGACGTAAACAATAAAAATAATTTATGTATAGCGCCTTTAATTCATAACACATAATGGAATATAAAAACACAATACAAGCTTTGCAAAGTTTTGGCTCTCAAGTAGTTAAAGAGGGCAAAAGCATACTAAGTCGTAAAAATAAGACAACGTCTAAGAACACTTTGTACAATGAATTTGATTACTTAGTCACTAGTAGTGATACAAGCGTGACAATAGAGTTTGAATTTGGTAAAGCAGAAGATTATTGGCAATTTGTTGACGAGGGCGTAAGAGGTGCAGGCGGTTTTAAAGGTAGCGGAAGAGCAAGAGGACAAGGAAGTCCTTTTAAATTTAGTAATAAAATGCCGCCTAGGCGCGTAATAGACCGCTGGATAGTGTCTAAGCCATTAAAGGCAGGAAGAGACGACAGAGGGCGGTTTATACAGCGCAAATCGCTAGCTTTTTTAATACAGCGCAGCATATTTCAACGAGGTTTACAAAGAACGCAGTTTTTTAGCAAACCGTTCACAGAACAACTAGAAAGACAAACAGAAAAAATAACGGACGCGTTTGCGCAAGACATAGACGCAGCGCTAGACATAATAGAAGTATAGTATGGCAATAAGTATAGAACAGTATCCTGTAGATAGTAGTGTTAAAACACCTGTAATAACAAACTGGAATCCCCAAATAGGGTATATGATTTTAGCAGATGACGATAACACTAACTTTTTTTATCAAAAAATAATATTAGAAGTGCGATTAGATGACATAAGTGGAGCGTTAATAGCTAAGATGAAACAAAGGGGAAACGGATTTAGTAGTGACATAGTAAATAATCAAATAAGAGCGTTTTTTGACCTTAAAGAAATAGCAAATACACAAATGGTAGACACTTACTACGATCAAAACTGCGGCGGCGCACCTTTTAATTCAATACATACACTTGGCAGCAAAGTAGTAAGCGGCACGTCTACAATATTTAGCAGAAACGGAAACGCGCAACAAGGTAAGGCGCAAGTTGTAAAATTGCATATTATAGGCGGTCAAGAATACAGCACAGCAGTAGGCGATAGTCCTGTTGAAACTATAATTCCAGGCGCATTAAATCAAGACACAAAAATATATTTAAGAGCAACACTAGACCTATTTGAGCCTAGATTTTTAAATATAGTTGGAAGTGTAGATACAGACTACATACAAGGAGCTGCTTTTAGAGATTTTAAAATAAACACTAGTACAAACAGGTTTTTAAGCGATGTACAAAAAACTTCATACAGCACTGGAAGCACAACTATAACAAATAAATATATCAATTTTATAAATAGCAATGATGACGGCACAGAAGGAGACTGGCACACTTTAGCCTTTCTAAATGATAACGCAAATTTTAACAGTCAAGGGCAAAGGGTACAATATAAGTTTTATGAAGCAGACGGCTCACAAATAGGCTCAACAGTTGTAGTCAACAACGTTGCAGCAAACGGCGGAGAAACACCGCTATCTGTCACGCTAACAAATGCGCAAAGGCTGTTATATCTTGCAGCAGGTCCTAGAAATTTAGCTGCGATCACTAACGTCAATACATCGTTAAATCCTAGCAACTTTGCAAACTGGAATTATTACACAATACAAATGACTAACACATCTGGAGACCCTAAAAGCGAAGAGTATTATTTTATTAGGAAAACTAATTGCGGAGTATTTAAAAAACGCAGGCTAGGCTGGCTTAACAGCGTAGGCGGTTACGATTATTTTAATTTTAATCTAAAAAGCGTGCAAACACTAGAAGTAACTAGAAATAATTTTGATAAAATGTTAGGCACATTTAACAAGTCTAAATATAGGTATGACGACACAGACAGAGGCAAAACAACAAGAGAGACTACAGCCGTGTTAAAAGAAACATTGCAAACAGACTACATAACAGAAGCAGAAGCGCACATAATAGAAAAACTATTAGTAAGCACTAGGGTTGATATTTTAAGCAATACAGACACAGAATACACAGAAGGCGTTATGATCACAGACAGCAGCTTTATAAGAAAAACAGTTATAAACGACAGGTTGATACAATACACTATAAACATAGAGTACGCAAACAACATCAACACAAACAGCTAAAATGAATATTAGAGTAGTTGCATATCGTAAAAGACAAGGCTTTAACAATAAAAAAGAGGCGTATGAGTTAGATTTACAAGAAGCGCCTAATATATCGTTAAATTATCAATTTGCTGACGTTAAAGACCCTAGTAAAAGGAAAGCAAGTTACAGCCAAACTTTTAAGCTGCCGTTTACTAACAACAATAACGATTTTTTTCAAAATTGGTTTGACGTAAATTTAGAAACTTTAGTTTATTCTAGTAGCAAAAAATTTCCAGCCGTAATTTTAGCGGGTAGTCTTGTACAGTTTGAGGGCGTTATACAGCTCAAGGCGGTTTATTTAAAGGCAAAACTATACGAAGTAATAATATTGTCTAATAGTGCTGATTTATTTACTAACATAGGCAATAAAAAGCTAAAAGATATATTTTTAAACGAAGATGATATAAGCTATAGTACAGAATTAAATCACTTATACACCAGGGATAATATAGAAGCAAGCTGGACAGGTAACGAAGACGGCTTTTTAAATTCGTCTAGCGTTAGTTTAAGGGACACTGTTGCAGATGTGCAAAAAGTTATGTATCCTCTTAGTATTACAGAGCCAAACTTTATATATGATCAAGCTGAAACCCATTTTTTAAATATGGACCAGACAGCTATAGACAGTTTTGAAAGTATTAATGACGCTATAGAGAAAAAAACTAACATAGAACAGTTTAGACCTGCAATACAATTAAGAACACTTATAACAAAACTAATTGCTAGAGCTGGCTTTAGTTTAACATCTACGTTTATAGATAGTCAATATTTTAGAAAGCTATATATGACCACGTGTAATCATTTAACCACACCAGGACCAGAGGTTGTAAACCAATTAGGCGGGTTAGACGGTGTAATGGTTGTAGGTAACAGTGAAATGATGTCTGATTTTATAAGTCCACCAGGCGTGCCTCTTAGTTGTCTAAGCAACGCCGCTCCTTTTAGTTGGGTAGACTTTGCTGCAGACACAACTACACCAGTAGCGGGTTTTACAACGCCTTTTGATAGTGCAGGTATTTATGAAAATTTTGGTGTACCAATGACTGGCTACACTATTCCTTTATTTAAAAACGTGTCAATGTTTTTAACACCTCTAAAACTTAGATTTTGGTTAAGAATTACGAATATAGCACCTTGCCCTGGACCTGGAATATTTTTTAGTTATCGCAAAATGCGGTATTCTAATTTAGATCCAGTTTTAGGGACTACCATACCTTGGCAATATACTGGGGAGTTTGAAGTAGTGCAAATACCATATATAAATGAAGGCACAGTCGCCGCTGGCTCTGGTGGCAATTTTGCAACGCCTATAGAAGTAGATATACCCTGGGACGGAATAGCTGTAGGAGAAGCTATGCGGATAATGTTTAGATTAGATGGTTTTAAAAAGGCTGACGATGATGCAACTACAAGAATTAGTTTCGGCGCTTTCCAATGCCCGCCACTAGCTTTTACCTGCGACGCTAGTAATTATCTATACGCTGGTATGTATAACGAGGCTAGTGTAGGCTGGTCTGGTTATTCTGCTTCTGCTAAATATAACGGTATAGTAGATATTCCTGCTTGTATAGATCCCTCTATAACGCAAAGAGATTTTTTACAGGACCTTATACAGCGTTTTAATTTAGTTGTGCTATCTAACCCAGATGATCCTTCAAATATAATTATAGAGCCTTATAACGACTATTTATCGCAGGGTAGCATAAAACACTGGTCTAATAAAATTGACCTGTCTAAAGAAATTACGGTTAAGGACACTGTAAGCTTACAAAAACAATTTATAAAACTAGGAGACAAAGAAGATAAGGACTTAAACAATAAAAGAATAGCAGAAACCACACCTATTCACAATGTTTATGGCAAGGTAGAAATAGCAAACAGCGTCAATGAATTTGCAAAAGGAGAGTTAACTAATAAACCTATATTTAGTCCATATATAAATGACAAGGTTTGGAGCAGTATATCTAACACTAGCTTACCCACGCAGATCGGTAATATGACAGTGCAGTACGAAATTGGGTATACGCAAAACAGCGAGGGGTTAGTAGAGCAAAAATTAGAAGCAACTAATGCAAAACTATTTTACTATAGCGGCACGCCGTCAATACTGCCAGAAGGTGTAACAGATTATCACTTACATCTTGAAACAATAGATTTAGAAAATATAACTTCGTTAACTGCGTTCACATTTACTAGTCACCCGCTTTGTTCGCCCTTTGAGTTAGATATAGACGCGCAGGGTAACGCAACAATTAACGCTAATACAAAAAGTTTATACTGGAACGCAAACCCTCCACTGCAAGGAAATTTAAGCTGTTTTAATTTAAATAACAATAATACAGTAATAGAAAGGTCATTGTATTATGAGTATTACTCGCAATACTTAAATGCAGTTTATGATCAAAACGCTAGAATATTAGAATGTCATATAAACCTAGACACAGTAGATATATTTAATTTTAGATTTAATGATGAAATATTTATCAAAGACAGTTATTACAGGGTCTTAGAAATAAAAAACTATGTTGTAGGCGCTAAGCAAAGCTCTAAGGTTGTACTGTTAAAAATAGACGATATTTACGCTGTTACTTGTCCTGGCTGCGATTTTACTTTACAAAGCAGTTTAGAAGTTAACAGTCTATTAACTATCTATACCTGGTGCGCTAATACTAATTCTAATTGCACGCCGTCTATAGACTTTACGGGAGACTTTAGCGGATTACTAACGTCGCAGGCTTGTTGTGATTGCAATAACGGCGAATGGTATCCTGCAGGTGTACAGTCGCAAGGTCTAGGATTTTGTGTAGCTAACTCTAATAGTCCTAGCGTGCAGCGTGCCACGTTAACTAATCTTATACCTATATTTAGCGCTAGTATTGCTAAAAACCTGTCTAGTGCAATAATAGGCGGTAAAAACGGAAGCTTTGTTATAGGAAACAATACTAGTAGATTTTATCCTAATATATTGCCTATCACTAGCAATGATTATGTAATAAAATACAAAAATATAGAACACAAGTCGCCACAAATTAGAGGCGAAAGTCATAAGTTAATTTTAATAGGAGAAACTACAGGAAACACAAGAGGGTATGCGACATTAAACGGAGATCGTAGCAGTGGACCAATTAGTATGCCGTCTAATTCTACAATAACAATAAGATTAAAGGGGACAACTACAGTCATAGGTGGTACTAGCAGCACTTATGGATTAGGCTACACAGAAAGCTTCGCATATATAACAACTTTTGTAAACAGGGAGAAAGTAGTGTCGCAAGTAGGTAACGCTGGAGGTGTTTTAGAGGTAAGTATGCGACAAGACAATACGTTAAGTCCACAGTGTTCTATGTATATATCTAATAATGGTGCTGAAATTCAGTTTGGTCTAGATGACGCGCAAACAGACACGGCTAGAGTTTGGCAAATTACAGCAGACATAGATATTAATAGCGTGCCAAATATTTATATAAGTCACACAGCAACTTATGCAACGTTTCAAAATGCTGCATTTATAGAATTTGAAAACGACACAGAAGAGTATTTAATATGGAATTAAAAAAATATATAGAAAACACAGCAAGATTGATTACGCCTATCATTGATCATATACAGTTGCAAGAGTATAAAAATAAAGAGTTAGACTTTGCTTACGGTCTGGAAGAGGCGCATAGTAGTTTTAGAAGATTAGGTAAACAGATAATAAGAATAATATTTAGATAATATGAGTCAAACAAAAACAGTTAAGTTACAAATAGACGCAGAGGAAGCGCTGCAAAGGTTGGAAGCTGTAGAAAAAAACTTAGACGACATAAAAAACACTAGTAAAAAAACAGCTTCAGAAGCTGGTAAGTTAACAAAAGGTTTTACTGGTATGGGTCTAGCGTTTAAGACTTTGGGCGTTGGTATAGTGTTTCAATTGTTTGAAAAACTTAGCGAGGCTTTAATGAAAAACCAGGCTGTAGTAGACACAGTCAACACAGCTTTTAATTCTATAGGCGTTGTGTTTAAGCTAGTCTCAGACGCTATAGTTGGCACAGTAAACGCTGTAAAAGAAAGCAACGAAAATTTTGACGCTTTAACTAGAATAGGTAAAAATGTACTAGACATCGTTTTAACGCCGTTTAAGCTAGCTTTTAGCGGAATTAAACTTGGTATACAGTCAGCGATGTTAGCGTTTGAGAAGTCAGTTTTTGGCGGCAAGGACGCTGATAAAATAGAGAAGCTAACTAACGACATACAAGAAACAAAGCAAAGCATAAAAGAAACTGGACAAGAAGCCTTACAAAGCGGCAAGGAAATTGTGTCAGATTTTAAAGAGGGTGTTGATGAGATTACAAATATAGGAAAAACAGCCGTAGATAGTTTTAAAGAAACTTTTGAAGGTGTTACTATTACTAGTATCATAGAGCAGGGAAAGGCTATAACAGAAACTAAAAAAAATTACGGTTTGCTAGCCTTACAGCAACAAAGGTTAATTGAACAGTATGACAGGGAAGCGGAAGTGTTGCGACAGCAAAGGGACGATATAAGGCTTACTGTAGATGAAAGAATAGAGGCTAATAATAAGTTGTTTGACGTTTTGCAAAATCAAACAGCAGCAGAAAAGGCGGCTATACAAGCGCAGATAGACAGTGTACAAGAATTAAATGACTTAGAGGGCGAGACACCAGAAAGAATGGAAGAGCTTTTTGCTTTAAAAACTGAAATGATTGCAATAGACGCAAAAATAGCAGGGTTAACAAGTGAACAAAAAACAAACGAGGCGGCTTTACAAGATGAAAGGATAGCAAATATACAAGAACTGTCTGATATAGGTAAAACAGAACTAGAAAGGCAGACAAACGACATAGAAATAGAAGCTGAGAACAGGCGAACGTTAGCAATGCGAACAATTACTGATCAAGAATTATTGCAGCAAACGTTAATAAAAATAGAAGACGACGCAGCTAAGAAAAAAGCAGAAATTGAGAGAACGCTAGCAGAAACAAGACGTAATATAGTAGCGCAGTCATTAGGACAAGTCAGTCAATTATTTGGAGAACAGTCAAAGGCGGGTAAGGCGTTAGCTGTTGGTCAAGCTTTAATAAACACGTACAGCGCTGCTGCTGCTGCTTTAGCGCCTCCGCCTATTGGTGCTGGTCCTATACTGGGTCCTATCGCTGCTATTGGCGCAGTGGCGGCTGGACTAGCAAATGTAAAATCTATTTTAAGCACTAAATTGCCAGATGTGCCAGACACTGGTGGCGGTGGTGGTCCAGACCCTGCTGTTCCGCAAGCGCCGCAAGGCTTAGATCTAGGAGCGCCAAATGTGCAGGGCGTAGCACAGCCAACTATTGGACAGTCACAGCCAACGCAGGCTTTTGTAGTGCAAAATGACATAAGTAACGCGCAAGCTTTGCAAGATGAATTAGATTTGCAGTCTACATTATAAACAAAAACTAATTAATTATATTTATAAGTATTATGGCAAAAAAGAAAAAACTAGTAGAGCTAATCATAGACGAAACAGCTGACAATTTTGGAGTAGACGCGATTAGCGTCGTTAAATTTCCAGCAATAGAAGAAAATTTTGTTTTTTTTAATAACGATTTTTTAAGCTTAGCAAAAGCAGACGAAGAAAAAAAGCAATTAATAGGCGCTATTTTAATACCAGATAAAAAAATACCAAGGCTAGACAAAGAAACAAACGAAGAGTATGACGTGTTTTTTACAAAAGAGACAATAAAACAAGCGCAGAAGCTATTTATGTCAAGTCTTAACAACAATAATCACACTTACGAGCATAGAGAGCCAGTTACAGGATTAACCGTTGTAGAAAGCTGGATAAAAGAAGATAAAAAATACGATAAATCTAATATGTATGGCTTTAATTTGCCTGTAGGAACTTGGTTTGTGCAAGTAAGTGCAGAAAAAAATCCAGAAATATGGGAAGCTATAAAAAACAAAGAGGTTAGAGGCTTTAGTATAGAGGGGTATTTTACAGATAAACTAATAGAAGCTAGTAAACCAAAAAACGACTGCCAAGAGTGTTTAGATGAAATTACAATGTCTAAGATAAAAAATGTCATTTTAGAAAATGAGCTTAACCCTGTAGCAGAAATGGACGGCGAGCCATTATTTAGAACAAAAGAAGAAGCGGAAATATACGCTCAAATGTTTAAAGGTTGCGAAGGTAGTCACATACACACCTTAGACGGCGAAAAGTTATATATGGCTTGCAAAGATCACGCGCAAGCGACTAATAAAGACGAGTTATATCATAAAGACAAAAAGAAAAAACGCAAAAAAAAATATAGTATACTTAAAAATATTGCATACGCAAAAAGCAGAGCGCTAGCAAAGTATAGCTGGGACGACTGTATGAGAGACCAAATGCGAGAGTATGGCAATAAAGAAACTGCGGCTAAGGTCTGCGCAGCAATAAAAAATAAGACCGTAAAGCGATAGCAAAATAAACAAAAACAAAAACTTTATATTTATTAATGTTATGGGTACATTAGAAAAAATTTTAAATATCTTAAAAATGAAAAACGAAGTAAAATCTTATAGCGTAAAATTTTACGCAGAAATGAAACTAGATGACGGTCGTGTAATTGCTACAGAAGATGAGCAGTTTATGATTGGCAGTAAAGTTTTTGCAATTAATGACGACGGAGAAGCTAGTCCGTTAGCTGCTGGAAGTTATACTATGGAAAACGGAAACAAGTTGACTATAGGAGAAAGCAGTGACGTGTTAGATATGGGCGAAGAAAAAGACGCTGAAGATGTAGAAGCAAAAAAAGAAAAAGAGGAGGAAGAGGAAGAAATGGCAAAAGAAGAGGTTGTAGAAGAAGAGGTTAAGGAAGAAATGCAAAAGGAAGAAGTAGAAGAAGAGCCTGTAATGATGTCAAGCGAGTTAATAGGCGAGCTTATGACAAAAATAGAAAATTTAGAAAGTAAAATTGTTGAGTTAAGCGGAGCGCCAGCAGAAGAGGTTATAAAATACAACCCAGAAGGCGAAGCAAAGCAAGGCAAAACAGATATTAGTAAACTGTCTATACAAGAAAGGGCAGCGTATTACATTAATAATAAATAATTTTAAACAATGAAAAAATATAATTTAAGTAAAGATTATCAGTTTGACATTGATGTTACTAATTACACATCTTACGCTGGTAAATTAGCGCTCCCTTATGTAACGGCTGCGGTTAAATCTCCAGACACTATTGCAAACGGGTACGTTAGAGTAATTGACGGGCTTAACAAGTCTGGAAGAATAACAAATATTGGAATTACTAATCCTGTACAGGCACACGATTGCGCTTTTACAGACGGGTCTAACACATCTCTAACTGAGAATGTTGTTACTTTGACCGATATGAAAGTAAACGAACAAATTTGTAGAGGCACAGTGTTTCCTACTTGGATAGGCGAGAATATGGACAGAAACGGTAACTTACCGCAGACTTTTGCAGACTTTTTATTTGCTACAATTGCTGCGAAAGCAGGCTCACACGTGGAGAATATGATATGGAAGGGGTCTAGTGATCCTGCGCTAGTAGGTTTTTTATCTGATGACGGAAGTCACGACGATACAGGAATAGAAGCTAGTATATTAAAAGACTTTAAAGAAGTAGATTTTAGTGGTGTTATTACATCAGGTAACGTAATAGGCTTTTTAAATGACGTATTAGATAAAGCAATTGCAGACACAAATATACTTAACGCGCCTGGATTTGGTTTTTATATGAACAGAAAAACGTTTGTATTATATCAACAAGCTTTAGCTTCAGCAACAACATTCCAAGCTTTAGGAGCTGCTGCGAATTTTGATAATTTAACATTTATGGGATATCCTATTTACGTTTGTCCAGGGATGTTTGACAACACTATTGTAGCGACATATCCAGAGAACTTAGTAATAGGAACAAATTTGTTAACTGATTACACAGAAGCAACTGTAATTCCAACATACCAGTTTGACGGTAGCGATCACATAAGAGTAGTAATGAACTTTGCAATGGGTTGCGGTGTCGCTGTAAATGATGACGGTGTTTACGGTACACACTTACACGCGTAACAGTAATTAATTAAGGCGGTGTAAAAGCCGCCTTTTAGTTTATAATCTAATAAATAAGAAAATATGGCTTGTGATATTACACGGGGACGATTAATAGACTGCAAGGATTCTATAGGAGGTTTAAAAGCGATTTATATATCTCAAAGATTTTGCAATAATATTTCTGCCGTTGCAAATATAACTGGAACAGAAATGACAGACGCAGGTTTTGCAAATTGGTCATCTGCAAATGCAAGTGTTGTAACAGTATTTAAATACGACTTAGTTCCAAACCTTTCTAGTATGACTGTTAATGTACAATCTGACAATGCAAACGGCACGGCATTTTTTAACCAGACACTGTCTATAACTTTACAAAAAATTGATCACGATATGACAAACGAGCTAAGGCTTATGGCATACAGTAGATCACAGATTTTTGTACAAGATGAAAATGATAATGTATTTTTACTTGGTCTTGACGGAGGCTGTTATGTAACAGGGGGAACTGTTGTGACTGGTGCAGCTAAGGGAGACCTTACTGGATACACTATAGAATACGGTGCAGAAGAGAAAAACGCATTAATACAGTTGCCTGCAAGTGCAGGACCTGGCACTGCAAAATTTCCTTTTGATGGCTTAGATGATGAAGACGCACTTACTATTACAGCAGGAACATCTTAATCGTAACTAAATTTAATTATAAAAAAGGGGTTTATCACCCCTTTTTTTGTTATTTAGAAACAAATTATAGATTTTTATATTTATAATAAACAGCACTATGACCTGGAAACTAAAAAAACAATATATAGGCAAACAAATAGATAGTATAAATATACCTTTAGACGATTTGTCACAAAAACAAATAGAGTCACTTAGAGAAGATGTCAGAGAAAATTTATTTTACAAAGAAACAATAAAAAAGAATGTTAAAATTAAAAAGTGAATACATAGGTAAAGTTTTACATTGTTTAGACATATTAGAAGAGGATGTTGCACGCAAGCTTATAGCAGAAAATAAAGAATTATTTTATAAATATTTTGAAGAAAAATGATACAAGCAGACAACAATACGACAACAACTGCTTTTCTAGATATAAAAGACGCTATTAATGGCAGTGTAAAGCCTTTAATAGAGTTAAAAAGTCAACAAACTAACAAAAAATTATTTTTTTTACCTATGATTTTTGTGACAACTGATCAAAATAGATTTTGTTTTTTTACATTTACAAGCAACTTTGTAATGAGTATGCCAACAGCAGGTCTTTTACAAATGGGCGACACAGATTACCCTTTAGGATTTTATGATGTAACAGTTTATAAAAACACATCAAACAGTAATTTAGACCCAAGCGCTGCTGACGTTGTTCCTGTTTATTATACATTAATGAATTTATTTGACAGCACTAAGTCGCCAAGCACTTTTAACTCTTATACAACAAACGACGCAGATACAAACAGCGTTTATATAACTATATAATATGAAACTAGATTTAGTAAAATTATCACATTACAATATTCCGCACCTAGTAGAAGACAATAGAAACGACTGGGTTAGCTTTGGAGAAGATAATTTATATCCTAATTATTTACTAGAATTATTTTTAGGCAGCGCTATAAATGGAGCGCTAATTAAGTCTATAAGCGCAATGATATACGGCGAGGGCATAAGCGCAACTAATATAGACGACAACACAGACACAAAAGAAAGCTGGTTGAGATATAATGAGTTAATACATAACAGCGACGAAGATACAATAAAAGACCTAGCAATGGATTTAAAATTGTTTGGCGGATGTTATGTTAATGTGATATGGTCACGTGATCGCAGCAAGATAAGCAGGATAGCACATATACCAGCGCAATATATTAGAAGCGGTAAAATGATAGACGGAGAGGTGCAGACCTATTATTACAGCGCAGACTGGTCTAAATACAAAAAGGCAGAATATAAGCCTAGACCATATAGAGCTTTTAGTACAGAGGACAGAACGCAAGCTAGTCAAATACTTATGATACGCGACAAAAATCCAGCTTTATTCTACGGCTTTGCGCCAGACTACGTGGCGGCAACTGACTGGATACAAATGGAGCTAGAAATTGCACAATTTCATTTATCTAACATAACTAGCGGTATGACTCCGTCTATGCACGTCGGTTTTTCTAACGGTGTGCCTACAGATGATGAAAGAAGACAGATAGAGCGTCAGTTAAATGCTAAGTTTGCAGGAAGTGGCAACGCTGGTAAAATACTTATAACATTTAACGACGGCAAGGAAACAGCGCCAGTTATAGAGCCTATACAGATGAATGACGCGCAGTCTGCTTGGGAAGGTATGTCTAAGCAAGCTGTATCACAAATTCTTGCAGGTCATAGAGTAACCAGTCCAATATTGTTCGGTATACGTAGTGAGGGAGGCGGTTTAGGAAATAATGCTGACGAATTGCGTGACGCTTATAGCTTATTTAATAATACTGTAGTCATACCGTTTCAAAACACACTTTTAAAAGGTTTAAGCAAGATTTTTAGCGTAAACGATATAAACCTCAATATGTACTTTAAAACGCTTAAACCTGCTGATTTTATAGACTTAGATGTTACACAGACACAAAGCGAAGAGGAACAAGAGAAAGAAGGTGTTACAAAAGATTTAAAACAAGAATTTAAAGATTTACAGGATATTGACACAAAGCCAACGGCTGGAATGGTAGAAGAGGCTAAGAAAGGTTTAGAATGGCGAAGAGAATACGGAAGAGGCGGGACGCAAATAGCTGTAGCAAGAGCCAGAGATATAATTAATGGAAATTTAAGCCTAGATACTATTAAAAGAATGCACAGCTTTTTTAGTAGACACTTAAAAAACACAAAAGCAGAAGGTTTTAAGCCAGGAGAGGACGGCTTTCCAAGCGCTTCACGCATATCCTGGGCGTTATGGGGAGGTTTTGCCGGTCAAAGCTGGGCAGCTAAAAAGGTTAAGGAAATAGACAACGTGAGAGCAAACCTAACAGACGAAGAACTAGACGACGTGTTTAACAAATTAAAAGGCGAGCAGTTAGATCTTGAAAAATGGGAAGTTGTTGACGAGCAAGATTATGTAGAAGATTATGAACACTGGGCAGACTATTTCATAAAGCCAAAAAAACTAGAACAGCTAGCTGATGAAATAAAAAGCAAAGAAGACAGTTTTAGCTATTTAGACAAAAGTTATTATCGCGTTAGATTTAAGTATATAAAAAAAAGCAGAAAGCCAAGTAAAACAACTAGAAAATTTTGTCAAAATATGATGAGACTAAGCAAAGCTGGTTTTGTGTATAGAATAGAAGATATAGACGCGGCAAGTCAAGCAGGAGTTAATAAAAAATTAGGTCATAAGGGTAAGCCTTACGATTTATTTCGCTTTAAAGGCGGGGTTTATTGCCGTCACGCCTGGAAGGTTATTTTATATAGGCTAAAAAGCAACAGCGAACTAAAAGACGGACAAAGCTTAGACGACTTTGACAAGGTTAACAGTATACCTAAAAGCTATCAACCTACGCCAAGAGGAATAAAAGACGCAGTAATTGCACCAAACAATATGAAAGATAACGGACACTATCCAGGAGTAAAATAAGATTATGGCTATACAACACACACTATTTATATCGGCAACAAGATTAAAAAAAGATACAGCGTTAGGCGAGTCTGTAGACGAAAATATTATAATGCCTTATATTTTGCTAGCTCAAGATATGCAGATTTTGCCAGTGCTAGGTACAGATTTATATAATAAATTAAAAACAGATATACAGGGCAGCAGTCTAAGCGGCGACTATCAAACACTTGTAGAAACATATATACAGCCAGCGCTCGTGCAATTTGCATTTATGACACTAGCACCATATTTAAGATTAAGATTTGTCAACAATGCAGTTGTTGTTATGGGCGCTACAGAACAGAGCTCTAGCGCAACATACGACGATATAAAGCCTCTTATGAACACAGCAGAAGACGCAGCACAATTTTATAGACAGAGGCTAGTAGATTATTTATGTGACAAAGGCAGCGCAGCGTTTCCAGAATATGCTAGCAACAATAGTCCTGGCGATCTTAGTCCTACAGTAAGGAACTATTACGCTGGCTTAAATTTAGATGTCGCTTACACTAGTAACAAAATAAAAAACATAATGCAAGGCGCAGATATAAAATGTTATGGAATATAAAAAGATAAAAAAGACCACGCTTAGAAATTTTAAAAAGCTGAAAAAATTTATAAAAAAGTTAAATAATGGCAGGACAAAGACTAACAGATAAAGCACTTTTTACAGGAAATCTAGCAACTGATGATCTATTAATGGTCGTTGACACTAGCGACACAACTGGCAGCTCTCTAGGTACTAGTAAAAAAGTAACTAACGATCAAATAATACAGACTACAAAGGTTAATATATCTAGTGCAAATTTTGCAGCAATGGACGACACAGGCGTGGCGGGAACTTTTTTTGAATTATTGCCAGCACCTGGAACGGGACTATTTTATGTTATATTAAATATAACTATTAATACTCTTGTAACATCTGCACCATCTAATAACACTGACTTATTAATTAGCTACGACTCAACAAGCACAGCGGATTTTATTGCTTCTCTAAGAAGATTTGCAAAAACACA